ATAAATATTTCTACAAATAGAATAGGTAACTTATTAGAAATGAGTTATGATTCTACAGCATCTCATCTTCCGACTCTTCCTGTAGGCGGTAACTCCCGCCGACACGGAATCTTACATTTCCTTGTCTCTGAATAGCTCGTTTCCACTTCCATGACTACATAGTTATTTTTTTAAGCCATAATTAGAAGGAATGTATGGGGGTGCGTCGATCGACGAAATGCTTGTTGAAATGGAGAATACATCCTACAATGACAATACAAAGAAAATAATACAGCAAAATTTAAGGAATTTGTTACATGCTAAAAAGAATTGTGCTACACCAGATTGCGGCGAACTACGAGAATTTATCGATAAATTAATTAAACACAAGATGACGGGTAAAAAGGGGCGAGCAGGACCAACTACGACTGCCAAGGCCAGGCATGCCCCACCCCCTACAACACCTAGACCAAATACGACTGCCAAGGCCAGGCCAATGCATGCCCCACCCCCTACAACACCTAGACCAAATAAGACTGCCAAGACTCCTGCGAATGCTGCGGCGAATGCCAGGGCTGCTGCGGCGGCGGCGGCAGCGGCGTCGATGCCCGCAGCCCCAGCTCCTGCTATATTTTTAATTAAACCTTCTAATATTAAAACTTTATATAATTCATTTATACCGAAAAAAACTAAAATAACTTCTGGGGATATTGATAATTTAAAGAATTATATTAAAGGTTACTATGGTCAAACCAAAAACGAATGTACTAATGATTTATGCATGTATCTAATTAAGTTAGTTGATGAATATGCTAATGTATTTAAGATGGAAACACTTCAGTTTTTAATACTTGATAAAATAATACGTAAAAATACGGAATATATTAAAAATAATAAAAAAGAGTTATTAACACTAGGTATAGGAGATTTTATTAACCATTTTATGGATTCTACAGATACGGAAGAAAAAGCTGCTGCGGAAAAGGCTGCGGCGAATGCCAAGACTGCTGCGAATGCCAAGACTGCTGCGAATGCCAAGACTGCTGCGGAAAGGGCTGCTGCGGAAAAGGCTGCGGCGAATGCCAGGGCTGCTGCGGAAAAGGCTGCTGCGGAAAAGGCTGCTGCGGAAAAGGCTGCTGCGGAAAAGGCTGCTGCGAATGCTGCGGAGGATGAAAGAAAAGCAGAAGAGGAGAAAAATAGAATAGGAGCTAAATTTATTAATTATACTCAGGATAGTCCAAATAGTGAAATAGAAATTAATAAACCTGGTATAAAATCTCCTATAATATTAAAAGAAGATAATTGTATAGAAATAAAAAAAAATGGAGTAACAACTATGTATAAAGTTTTAGGATTTAAACAAACTGACTTTAAGAATCCGCAGACAATTATAGCCCTTAAATTGCCTCATTTATTTAACAGTAAACCAGAACATTTAATGTTGGCTGGTTTAATTAATGATATAATTAGAGACCCTTCTACATTTACAATAGTAAATTGTCTTGGTTCTAATCCTCCCGTTGTTCCCTCGGAGGATCCCGTGGAGAAAAAAAAATTTATTCTTATGTACGGGACATTGGGTCTTGAACCTGATGCGAGTATTGAACAAATACGGAATGCGTACCGTAATCTCAGCCGCAAACTAGCCCGCGCGAGGGATGCGGCTTCTGAGAAGAGTTTGAAAGAACTTAATAGTAACTTTGATGATTTCATCAAGGACGTGGAAATTATTGAGGCGTATAAGACGTTGGGCCTTAAACCTGGTGCGACTAGTGAAGAAATAAAGGCAGCGCGTGATACACTTAGAAACCCTTACAATGCAGTACCAAATGATCCAAAAGATGCTAGAAATAAAGCAATTAACGCTATTGGAAAGATTACAGGAGCCTATGAAAAACTAATAATTTCAGGAGGATTTTCTCGTACTTCAAAAAATCGTAAAAGACGAAATCGCCAAACAAGGCGAAATCGTAGATAAATATTTCTACAAATAGAATAGGTAACTTATTAGAAATGAGTTATGATTCTACAGCATCTCATCTTCCGACTCTTCCTGTAGGCGGTGATGTTCCAATTCGTGTTATGTCTGGAGGAGGGGCTATGCCAAACAGGCTTATGTCTGGTGGCGACGGTCTAGAAGATCTTCTTAAAGGACTTGAGGGATTATTACCTGGTGAAAAAGAAGAATTTCTTCAAGAGATTAAAGATAAGCAAAGTTGTTTAGCTTCTACGTCCGTTACGAGCACCGAATGTAGAGTTGTTACAAGAGTTCTTCGGCTAATGCTTCAAAGGGAATTAGAATTAGGAGTGAAAGAAGCTGAAAGAACAGCCGAAAATACGGGACGAAATGCTGCTGCCGCTGCTCGTTTAGCGGCTTCTGGTGCTTCTGGCGCTTCTGGTGCTCCTGTTCCTCCTGGTGCTTCTGGCGCTCCTGGTGCTTCTGGTCCTCCTGTTCCTCCTGTTCCTCCTGGTCCTCCTGGTCCTCCTGGTCCTCCTGGTGCTTCTGGTGCTTCTGGTCCTCCTGATGCCGCTGCCGCTGCTGCTGCCGCTGCTGCTGCCGCTGCCGCCACTGCTGCCGCCACTGCTGCTGAAGCTAAGAGAAAGGCAGAAGAGGAAGAGCGTTCGAGAAAAGCAGAAGAGGAAGCAAGAGCAGCAGCGGCAGCAGCGGCAGCGGCGGCCGCTGCTGCCAAGAGAGAGGCTGAGGCAAAAGCCGAAAAGGCTAGACTTAATGCCGAAAGAGGTCTTAGAGAACGTGCTGCTGCTGATGCTGCGGCAGCCGCTGCCGCTGCTGATGCTGCTCGACAAGAGGCTGAGAAGGCTCGTGTAGCGGCGGCAGCGGCAGCGGCGGCAGCGAAGACTAGAAGAGAAGCAGAAGCGGCGGCAGAGAAGACTAGAAGAGAAGCGGCAGCGGCTGCTGCTCGAGCGGCAGCAGAAGCGGCGGCAGCCGCCGCTGGGACTTCCACGGGGTGGGGAAGCGCCGCCGTAAAAAAACGCTTTGATGATAATAAAATAAAAAATGGAGCTACAACAAAACTTGTAATTGCCGCATTTGGCACAAATGGTAAAACTGTGTATAATATTGATGAAATGATTAAAAATTGGATAAAATCAGATAGATCAGAAAAACCAGGTCCTAAGAATGATACGCTTCAAGTAGCTACTCATGAAAATGATAATTTTAGTAGGATTTTTAATAAAGATAGTTTTTTCGAAATTTATGTGATGGATGGTTGGACTGTTATTTATACTATTGGAGATGGAGATTGTTTACTTCATGCTTTTTTCCTATCAGCTAGTGATACATATAGAAAAATGTCCGCAAAAAATAAAGGGAGAATTGCAAGGGATTTTCGTATATGGTATCAAACATTACCTATTTATGAAGAATTAGCAAAATCAATAACTGATGAATTACTTGATAAAACCCAAAAAGCAGCAGAAAAAGAAAAATCATCGGTAGCTAAATCCCTTGAGTCGGTTGATATTATTAGAAGAGTTGCTGAAAATAATTATTTAAATGATATAGATATTTTAAATTTTTCAAAATTATTTAAAGTAAATTTCTTAGTATTTTCATTTAGTGGGTCTATTGATTTATTTAATTCTGAAGGTGATTCTCTTACAACTTCAGATGAAATTAAAGAACGTCCTACATATGTAATTTATAACTCAGATGGACATTATTCTTCTATACAAATAAATACAGATATATTTACTGTTGATTATGATAATGCTAAGGCTATATATGATGCACTAAAAGATAATTCTGCTTTAGAATGTCCATATACAAAGGGTGATAGAGTTGACTTTAATAGTAAATCCTATTTTGTAATTGATCGAAGAATGGAACAAGTAAATAAATTTGAGCCTTTAAAGTGTATAATTATTTATTTAACAGAAGATAACAATATTTTAACAGAATATACAACTGGTGCCAGTAAAGGTTTTAGTGCTTCGAAAGATACAAGACTTGGAAAAGAAATTATAGAAGTATCTGTCAATGAAAGAGGTGAACTTTCAGCTAGTGTCCCTGCTACTGTCCCTGAGGCGGCAGAGGCGGCTAGAAGAGAAGCGGCAGAAAGAGCTAGAAGAGAAGCAGAAGCGGTGGCTAGAAGAGAAGCAGAAGCGGCTGCTGCTCGAGCGGCTGCCACGGCGGCGGCAGAAAGAGCTAGAAGAGAAGCGGCAGCGGCTGCTGCTCGAGCGGCTGCGGCAAAACCTCCTGTCCCCCCCCTAGATGGATATTGTGGTATAATTAATAGCAACATGAGCTGCTATATGAATTCATCCATTCAATATCTATATTCTATTCCTAAATTACGAGCATATTTTCAGACTGTGACAGATGAACAAATAGATGCTTTAAAAATTAATACTCAGAATCTTTATGGTACAGCACAAACAGATTGTTCAAAGAGCGAAGATCGATCTAAAAAAATATTTCATACTCTTAGAACATTATTTAATAAATTTAAAGCAGGTGGAGTAATCGATAAAACTGCTGAATATACAACTTTATTGGAAATTGGTGGAATGAAGGCTGTATATAAAGAAGTTGTACCTAGGCAAGTTGATAAACGTGGAAATCCCGTGCTAATACCAACAAGTGCACTTGAACCAGAACTTGGGTACGGACAACAAGAAGATGCTGATAGTTTTATTCAGGGTTTATTTAAAATTTTTACATGTTTTGATAATGATGAGAACGTAGAATTTATGAAGGCTTATAATTCTTTTTTCTTCAATACATATAAAAAAATACAATGTCAAGGGAATACTGAAAAAATTCTTGCAACTGAAAATATGAATGATAAGTATACTAAAGAGCCTATTCTAAAAATAGCACCAAAAGCCACTACATTACAAGGAATGATTGATAAACATCTTTCAGCAGAATCCCCTGAAGTGCCCTATAATGAATCCCCTGCTTGTAAATCTTTTAATAAGGATGGAATATTTACCGCACAACAAATATATATTAATATACCCGATGATCTGGAATATTTTACTTTATCATTAAAACTGTTTGATGATAATTCACGGAAAATAACAAAACCAATACCCTTTTCACCAACTATTTACATTAATAGTACAGATATTACCAACAGTGCTAATACTCAGACCAAAGTGCATTTTAGAATAAAAGGTGCTGTATGTCATATTGGTGACACACCAACAAGTGGGCATTATGTCTATGAAATTTTTGAAAATGGAAAACCTACAAAAATTGCAAACGATCGTGTTATTCAAGATTATTATGAAGAATCATCAAGATCAAGGTATATTTTATTTTATGAGCGTTATATTCCAACTGCGGGTGCTGCCTCTGGAGGACGGCGCAAACACAGAACGCATAAAACACAAAAAAAGCACAAAACACATAAGGCAAAGAAAACTAAGGGAACTGCCAAGAAATAATAAATAAATCCCTTATACATATTTATAAACAATCATTTCATGAATGTTTATAAAGAAATTGCGTTCACAATTATTTCCGGAAATTCATCGCTACACGGCACGAAACGTCCATCAAAAAGATGACACCCAGACCCGTCATGATAAACATGAGGACTTCCGTATTTGCATTCTCACCTTTCTTTGTCTCCATATCATCGAGTCGTGCGAAAATGCGGTCCAGTTTCTCCAAAACGTCACGTTTCTGAGTCGTTCCACCCTCAGAGTGTGTATCATCACCAGGTATTGACGACATGCCGCTCGGCATACCACCAGGCGGTCTCAAAGAAGCAAAATATGAAGATTGTCCTCCCGTTGTATATTTTGTCTTCCAGAAATTATCAATGTTCGGCATTGGCAGCACATCACTTGGAGTCATATGTGTCGGTGTTAAATAAGCGGTTTCTTGTCGTGTAGGGCTTGAACCTTGATATATACCTTTATTCTGAGCATTCTCTGTCCCTTTGTTACCAAAGGATTGGCCGAAATCGGGAAGAAGTCTGTAGGTCGAATCCTCACCAATCACATTCACATACGGCGCCGAAGTGAATCCCTCATTCACCTTCGGGGTTACAGTATCCGTCGGATCCGCTCCAAAATAGGACGATAAGGAGGAAGCAGAAGCAGAAGAGGCAGAACCCTGTTGTAATTTATTCGGTGAAGTAACATTCTTTCTTATAACATCCAGTTCCGTCATACTTCCTGTTTCTCCCACAAACGGCTCGTAAGGATATTGTGCCGTGGCGGGACTATGTTCCTTAAGACCCGTTTCTTTGTTCATGGGAAACACTGGGTCAAGGCGCTTCACACTTTGCCTGTCGGGTTCTAGCACTTGGAGGCTCGGATCCCGACAACGTCGTGCCTTTTTCTTTTCTTGTCGTCGCGACTCATCACCACTTCCACGATTGTAACAATCCTCAGAGGCAAATGCTCCATCAGGAAATGCATCTTTCAATGAACAACCATCCATCCCTCCTATGGACCTTCCTATAAGAGTAAGAAACCAAACGAATAGTAGGAATGCGATTAGGGTCGCTAGGTCAAGGAAAACAAAAATGGACCCTATATTTTTTAGGAATTATTGTAATCGTAGTGGGATTTCTTTCTTATAAACGTTTCTCTAGAACGGAAGGATTTTCTCAAATATCCGATATACTTGCTTTAATTGATAAATCACAGACATCGCAGAGTGCCCTTTTACAGTACAATGCTTGGGTTGGTTACATGTATAAGAATCCACCCACAGATTCACTAGCCTTAAACGATATTAAGTCACGAATGTTCCAGTCTTCTTGTAAATTTCGTCAAGATTGGTCAACGAATTTACCCTCTGGTGTTGTTCGCCCAATTCCTGCCCAAACAAAAGATTTAGCCAATATGGCTTATAAAAACTACCTTGATTGTCTTGCAAGACCCGATGGTTTATGTATATCCTCTCTTGCCGATGTTCGTGCACGGTTCTTTGAACCTGGCTGCGAGTTCTTAAATCCCTCTGATCCCAGCACTTATTCACAGAATTTTCAAGCCATATTTCAATAGAGAGATGCAGGGTGTAACACCTCAAATAGGTGGTGTTCGCGTCGGCGCCCTAGAAGAAGCAAATACAATGATAAAATATTTACTTCTTTTGTTTTTTGCCTTACTCATTGTGTACCTCCCCCGAGTACCCGAAATCTGGTTTCAACGATTTCGGCATCCCGCATGGCAATTTCTCGGACTCGTGATTGTCTTTGGAATAGGCGATCTATATGGATGGATTCATGGAGTTCTTGCTGCTCTTGCCTTTGCCCTTCTTATTAGTCACGCCGTGATGTCTAAGAAAGAAGCATTTGAAGATTATTTAATACGTGAAAATAAAGGTGACAAAAAACACAGATGGTTTTCTGAAAAAATTCTTAAAGAAAATCCTGTTCTTATTCGCGATGTTCCCGTATCCAGCTATGCCGTACAAGACCTTTCCGAAGTAAGTATGGGAACAAATCATTCGAGTAAGTAGAGCATGCCCTCCAAGGCTTTACGTATACCATCTATAGATATTATTCTTAGATTCACTATCCTTACAGGCCTTTTAGGATTTATATTATTGAATGGAAGTATCTTTGAAGAGAAATATCCCCACAGCTTTGTGGAACTCTACACATTCCCGTGGTGGAGATTATTAATTGTTCTTCTGGTGATTGCTGGAGCCGCGTGGTGCCCTTATGTAGGTCTCGCCACCGCCACCGCTGCATTTCTTTATTTGAACGATATGCATATTCTAACAAGACCTCCCACTAAATAGATGAGTCTCCCGATGCCTTCCCCAGGAGGGGCGGTTATGGCCTTGGCAGTACACCCCATTGATGCTATTTTAATGTCTATAAATTCAAACCCCTATTTCATCGGCCTCATGATGCTCATGTTAAACTTGGGTGGTCGTTTTATCTCTATGGAAATGTCTAAATCACAAGAGCTTTTCTTTCAGAACGTTTGGGTACGACGCCTCTTAATCTTCACAATTCTTTTCGTTGGTACCCGCAGTGTCGCTGTTGCTTTCTGGATGTCCATTATTATTATCTTATGTCTTGGATATTTGTTCAATGAAAATAGTAGCCTTTGTTTATTTACGGGTAATGACTGTAAACCCAGTGTTCAAGTGGGAGGTGGCACACCCGCGCCCATTGTTGGAATGCCTTCAATGCCTCCTATGTCTTCTTCCACACCAGGACTTTCACCTGAAGAAGCCACTATTTACAGAACCCTTCATGAAAAACAGGCGCGACTGACTCAGGTACAGCAAAATGTAAAAAAGGAACAAGGTGACAAAACTGATGAAAATAAGGTTAAAAATACTGCTCAAACCTATGTTCAAAATATGATGATGCTACGTTCTGAAGGATTTGCTAATCCCCGTTTTTAGTTTTAAAAATGATATAACTATATGTATTATAGAATTATCATTTATTTCTTGTTTCGCTTCGCTTTGTTTCGCTTCGCTTAAACATTCAAACTCACGACATTTCCCACCGGTGCCGCACGTCTACGACGACGACCGCCGCTTGTTCGCTCTGTCCCCACACTTCCTAAATCATCTGCTCCAAGACTCTGAAGTTCCGATACAGCCGATATAGAGGGTGGGCGGGGCGGCATATTCATCGGTAACGAAGGTGCCTGCTCTTCTGCCCGTCGCACCTCCTCAAACGTCTTCAAAATATCGTCCATTCCCACCGGTCCTGTCATTGCGCGACGTGCTGTTTGTTGCTGTGGCTGCTGTGCCACCTGTTGTGGCATGTGTGGAGAATTGAAGAACTGACCTGTTGATGCTTGTCCAGGGCCCGATGCCATGTTCAGCGGCACTCCCATAGGAGGCTGCTGCGAAGGTTGCTGCCCTTGCTGCCCTTGCTGCCCTTGCGGCGGGACTCCCATCGCCATTCCCATGAAATTGCCAAATCCTGGGCTCGCCTGCTGTGCTGCCGCCGCTGCAAACTGCTTTGCCAATTCTGGATTCTTCTTGAAAATATCATCAGCACTCGGCATCTTGGATCGGAAGAAACTGTTCGTCACGTGACACATAAACCCACTGCCCGCGAGCTGGAAAATAAGACGAGCCTCCACGGGCATCTTGCCACGCTCCTTATACTTGTCATAGAGCTCCTCGAAAATATCATCATAATCATCAATATTCTCGTGAACACCCTCAGACCATCCATCCAGTTTGAGGTCAAAAGGGTCAAACTTGTTGTTCATCCACTCCATACCCGTCACAAGTCCCATCATCATATTACGCTGGAATCGGATCGATGTCTCAAGCTGTCGCGCATCCACCAAACGTGTATATTCAGTCTTAATCTCATCCAGAGCATTGTCCATCGTGAATCGCTTGCTCACCGGAAATCCCTTGGCCTCCAGACGCTGGAGTTTATTAATATAATCTGCCTTCTCCAACAGTTCCTTCTGCGGATCCACCTTGGCCTGCTGCGTCAACTGAATCGAAGGACCTGTCGACGACTGGGAATTGGCAAATGCGTTATCCTGTCCAAAATTGTTGGCGGGCTGAAAGGAAGATGTCTCACGATGAACACTGAACGACGGGGGGTTTGCAGGTGTCGAGAAATCAAGACTAATAGGCTCCAACGTATCCACCTTGTGAATATCCATTTCTTCAAGTCCACCCGTCTGGGCAAATCCCACATTCACTGTATGCCCTGACGAGGCCTGTTGTTGTGTCTGTACTTGTGGCTGTGGGGCATTGTAACGATTGTTCGCCAATAATCCCATACCTAAATCATCATTAATATCATTCACCTCAATTACGTTTCCTATATTCTCATGACTTGTTGAGAACTCCATATCGGGAAATGAGGTGGCTGTTCGTTGCATGTCATGAATTGAGATCGACATTCGGGGGGCCTTCCTTCTTCTTCGCTCTTCTTGTCTTTTAAGTCAATTCTTTACGCGTGGTCAATCGACATACACAAAGCGTCAGCCAAATCGGATTTTTTCACAGCCTTTTCCCACACTGCGCGCCAAACTTCGGGTGCGTTCAAAGTAGGTGTATATAAGAATGCCGTTGCGCGAGCTTCAGAACCCGCTTTACGATCCTTATAACCTTCGTCACCCTTTATGGCTTGAACTTTCTTGCCAGCATGAATCAATTTTAAAGGCGGTGGGGAAGGTTGTAAAATATCACGAAGTGTGGCAAACAAAAGAATCTGAACCGATTTCATGGTCGGATTCTTAAATGCTGGCTGGTTTTCAAGGCCGATAAGAGTGCTCTTCGACCATAAAGCTTTATTCTTTTCCACAAGGATTCTTAGACTATCGTGAATATCCGTAAGATTTGTGTCCATTGCCTTTGTGACCTTTTTCACAATACGGGGAAGACAATATACGGTAGCCAATTGTTGTAAAATATCCTCCTTTTTGGCCTTTGCCTTTATGGATTTTTCAAGAAGAATTTCTTTACAATCGGAAAGAACTGGAATCTTCTTTAAAAGATTTCCTGATAAATCACGGAGTGCGGGCAAAGGGCAGTGACGACTACAGAACAAGGAATCGGCATGTTCATATAGACCCTTTGCTTTACAATCTTTACATACATCTTTCTTCTTGGCAGAAGAGGAAACATTACTTGAATCCGACAAAAGATTGTAATTGTCCCATCCAAGAATTGTATAACGTTCTCCTTCTTTTCGTAAACAGCACCACGCCAGATTCTTGATTCCGATATCGAAAGCAAGAATCTGTGACATTTCTTTATTTTTTCACACTGGTTGTTTAGGCGTACAACACAGACCAACGAGCAGGTGTATTTGCCCCTCCTGCAAATTCTTTATTCAACGCTATATTCTTTTTAATAGGTATTTTCACTTGAGATTTGAAATCAAATGTTCCAAACAAAGCTGGTGTTTTATCAAGGCGCTCAATACCAACACCTGATGTATAGCTAGCAGGAGTAATGGAGCAGACCTCAGTCGTACACTGTTGATATAATTTTGCGGGTAATTCTGTATTTGCTGTTCCATAGATTTGACCCGTGGATTCAGCTTGACGTCTTCGTGAAATTTGTGCTATCTGCTCAGAATTATGAACTGTCCATTGCTTCACAGCAAACTGCTGACCCGGGGGTGCTCGTGTCACACATGCTTGACGATAATCTGTGATAAAATTACCATCCTGAGTAATAGCGGCATAATCCACATAACGGTTGTCAGGTGCGGGATATGTCTTTGTAGCGGCTAATTCACGTTCTGTTTCTTTTTTCACAGTCGAATAGGCAGGTTGTTTTGGTAATTGTGGAATGCGAAAACCAGCACTGTCCATTTATCCTACTGAACAAAACTAGAATCTACTTCATCATCGTCAAGGGCTGCGCCCTGGTCGTTCCCAGAATCATCTGCTGCGTCGACTTCCTGAACTGCCTCCTCTTCCTTCTTAACGGCCACTTGATTTCCAGCAACTTCAAGAAGAGTTGCCCATGCCGCCGGAATCTCCTTGAGTGGCTGACCAGAATCTCTGCGACGAATTGCGGCGATCAACTCAGACTTGGTCATGTGGCTTCCACCCGTTACACCCTTTTGTTTTGCAACCTGAAGAAGTTCCTTGTATGTATTCGCCTCATAATTTACAGTAACTGTTTGTGTTTCCTCACGTGTAACAGAAAGAGTCGGGCTCGCAGAGGGGGTGCGGGATCGGGGGGAATCAACCGAAATCTCGCGTATATCCTCTGGTGAAAGTTCTTCCTCACCAGTTTGTTCCTCTTGTTCAACATGCTCATCCTGCTCGAGATGTCCGCCATGTCCGCCATGTCCAGCATGCATATCTTGTACCTCCATCATCAGAGCCTGTTCCGTTGTAACCTTCAAATCCAGTAAAATATTCTCCATAAGTCCAACCTTCTTCTCCAGTTGTACTGTGCGGCTATACAGATAATAACTAACAGCAGCAAACACGAGTCCAAGAACACACCCAATAACGATAGCATCACTAATACCGACCATACTCCTACTGCCGTTCTATATGCTTTTTTTAGAGTCGTTTAAGCGCATTGAAGGCATTAAAAAGACAGACCAGACTCTTTCAACACTTCACGAACACTGCTCATACGACAAATACCTTTTTCAAGTTTATAAGAATATTTAATACGACCCGTTTCTAATTCTTCGGCAGGACAACAAAGACTTTCAATGATGGAAGACTCAGAATATGCTTCTTCACATAAAGAGAAAATATGCGTACTAATAATACTCTTTGTTTTTGTATATTTCCACAATTGATCTAAGAAAATACGAGCACTCGTTTCAGCATCGGGTGGATTCGTGCTGTGAAATAATTCATCAATTAGAACAAGACATGGTTTCTTAATTTGAGAGAGTGTTCGTAAAATATGGCTCGCCATACGAACTTCCATTTCAAATAGACTTTCTTTACCAGCATGGTCCTTACTTTTGAGTCGTGTAAATACCGCTCCAAACGGAGCCCATGAACCCTCTGCCGAATAGGTGAAACCGAATGTTTGGCCCAGAAACACCTGTTGTAGAATAGCTCGCAGGGAAGATGATTTTCCTCCACGATTAGGTCCTGTGAGTAGTGCATGTGACTTGAGATTTAGAGAACTCTTAATAGCCCGCTTTTCAGAAATAGCTAAATCAGAAAATGTGCTTAACTCAAAGGATTGATTGGACCATGTAACCGGTTTCCATTCCTTGTTTCGAGCCATTGTAAACAGAATATCTATCTGACCCCACAGAGTCCATATACGTTTCATAGCAAGAGGTTCTTCATCCATCCATACAGCCGCTTCTCTGGGGTCTGTAGGAACTTCTGGAAACTTCAAGTAATGTGGCATAATGGAACGAAAGCGTAACCAATCAAGTATTTGATTTCCTCTCGTTACAAAATGAACTAATGCCTCGCCACGTCGTAATATCAATGTATCTGTCTTATATGTATGATATGCCGCTATCATGGGTTGAATCATACTTTGACCAATACTCACACTTGTCCACAAAATCTGTACATAATGTTTCATAGTCCATGTATTACCTTGAATTCCAAAGACCATCGATTTCATCATGGATATATACACTTCCCACGGCATATCCATATTCATTGTATATTTAAGAATAAACCACGGCATTAAGAATAAAAAGAAGGGGGTGAATAATGCTAAAACAGGGCCGATATATACCTTTAGAAATATAATAATTGTTAGAAAATACGGAATATGATTAAGAAATTTTGTGTGCTCACCCGTAAAAAAGACCTGTTCTTCACCTATTTTTGATTCAGGTGTTGGATTGTAGGCTTTCAGAATTTGTTCTGCATCTTTACAATCGTTATAATCAATATGCTGGGAAACAAGATTTTCTCGTAATTTTAAAACCTTTTCGACGCGTTTTTCAAGAATTTGTGTTCGTGACGACCATGCTGTCTCGAGCTGCCTTACACACTCATCTTTTCCTGCTTGAAGAGTAAATCCAAACTTCCCAATATGATTTACCAATTCACTTTCTTTCAGACTATGCTCAATATCCATCTAGATGTTTTGTTTTTTTTCATAGTGTATTCTTAACGCATTAAGGGTTCCGAAGCATGGTTCCAAAGGAAACCTCGGCCTTTCAAGGCCTTGGTTCCAAAGGAAACCTCGGCGTTGGATATGTAAAGAAATTCTCTATAAGGTCTTTAGAGGGATCAGAAAGATGACAGATCCCGGTTGTGAAGATTTAGTACGTTTCGTTATATCTTTACAACCACAATGTATGACCTCAGTCTCTGATGAGATTATGCGGCGCATACTTATCATTCGAGAACGGTGTATTCAAGCCGAAAAAGAGGAATCTGTCGATGGTCTTAGTTCATGGCGACGCAGTCACCAAAAATCTATAAAAATAAAATATAATGATTCCTCTTCTAAAAATTTTCGATGGAAACCGGTACAAGGACCACAGCAAGGACAAGGACAAGGGCCACAGCAAGGACAAGGACAAGGACCACAGCAAGGGCAAGGACAAGGACCACAGCAAGGACAACCACATAAATATATCAGTAAGTTTAAAAACACTTCTGTTCCTATGGAAGATACTATACTAAATCAAGTTATCTTGAATAAATTAAATAAGTTTTCTATTACAAATTATGATGAAATAAAGTCATTTCTTCAACAAATTCTTGATAGTGATGATTCTTTTTTCTTAAAGGACTTTATGCAACTTGTCTTTAAAAAGGCGGCAACCGAACCCACGTTTTGCCCCTTGTATGCTCGCATGATTAGTGAACTGGGTTCTGAATATGAAACACTTCGCTCTGAATTAAAAGTACTTTACGAAGACTATTTAGTTATTTTTGAAGAAGTTTCTGAAGAAACCTGTAAGGATTATGATGAGTTTATAAAACGTAGTAAAGAAAAGGTACATCGCCTCGGTTATAGCCAGTTTCTTGCCGAGCTTGTCCTACGTGGTTCTTTAGATATAGAAGATATTAAGAGAATATTTGTTAAAATTCTTGAACAAATTAAACTACATGGACACGTGGGTGAGGCTAAACATCAACTCATTGAAGAATATGCCGATTGTCTTCTTCAAATGTCGAAAGCCTTTAAAGTGGCAAAACCTCATTTAACAATTGTTCGTCAAGAATTACATGTAGTTTGTGTAAATTTTATGGATGACTTTTTGAAAAATAGAATTGAGAAATATCCCGGTATCTCAAAAAAGGCAAGTTTCTCATTTATGGATTGCTTGGATATTTTTAAACCTTCTAATATTTTGATTCGTAACTGATTCTAAAATCAATGATATGCGTACATTTTTTATCAAATTAGAGTAGAAGTAAATGGCCACACGTAAGAATCGCAGCACTCGCCGAAATCGTCGCAATGCTCGCTCCCGCCGCACGGGACTTTTCTCAAAACTTTATAGCCCGATCAGTGCTGTTCTCGGTATCACGAGCAATGTAGCCGCTGCCGCCACAAACACAACTCGTAATGTTGTTAGACGTGGTCTCAGCGGTGTCAACGGTCTCGGTAAGAGAATAACTAAACGTGCTAATAATACTGTTCGTAGACTGATAAGCCGACGCAACCGCCGCTCTCGTCGCTCCCGCCGCCACAGCCGTCGTTAGATACTTTATTTATAAATGATATATAAGTTCCTATAGTTGTACTATTTTTATATTAAAATAATACAATCCGAACAACGCCAAAAAATTGATCCCCGTCATTTTCCCAAATGGGGTAAATCGCTTAAAATGAAGGATTCTCACAAATATAGTAGTCGCTCCACCATGCCCCCCAATGACAAGAAGGGTAAGAACAAGAAGGATGTTGAGTCAAAGAAGGGTTTCATGCCACGCAAGAAGAAAAATCATAGCCACGATGATGATGATAGTCTAGATAGCAGGGGTAATATCCGTGGCCTCATTGATTATTCTTGTGATTCCGATGAAATTGATGAAATTGAGGAAGAGGAGAGCGATTCCTATCACCCCACCGAGTCAATTTCAAGCCAGGATAAGAAGCGTAAGGCCATTACTCGCTCCCGTTCTCAAAAGAGGGCTACAAAGGGTGAGGAGAAAATAACAAAGATGAATCGTGATCTCAAGGAACTTGAACGAAAGCATGAGTCTCTCCTCAAAGCAATGATGAAGGAGGAGGACAAGGAGGAGGACAAAGAACGTTCAAGGAAGAGTATGAATAAAAAGAGTAAAAATGTAACAAAGCCTCTCAAGAAGTCTCGGCGGGTTGTTGAGTCAGAGAGTGAAGAGGAGGAGAGTGAGGAGGAGGAGAGCGAGGAGGAGAGTGAGGAGGAAGAGGATGGCACGGTTGAGACCGATGAGGAGGAAGAGGAGGAGAGTGATGAGGAACTCAGCCATCCTGGAGGTATTAGTATTAGTTTTGGCGGATTCGATGACCATGCCGAGCGTATGATTCCCAAACGCCACAATATGAAGAAGGAATCTCCAGAAGTAAAGAAGTTTGTAAAACTCCTCACAACCCAGCCAGATGAAGATACAATCGATGGCCAAATCGACCAATTCAAGGCACTCGCCGAGGATCAGCGCACCAAGTTGCTCTCTGTGCTCGAGTCGCGTGGCAAGTCCTCGACAACAGCGAGTCCCCAGCAGGGTCTCATGTTCAAGATTCTCACCATGAATCTCCCTGTTGAAACACAGTCCATGGTTCTCAACAAGTACAATTCTCTTCAGATGCTTGACCCTGGTTCCAGCGAGTATTTTAAGATGCGTAATTGGCTTGAGAAGGTCACCAGCCTTCCTCTTGGCCTGTATAAGGAAATTCCCGTAAAGATTCTCGATGGCCAGGATACGTGCGGGGCATTCATGGAAAAGGCGCGGCGTGCCCTTGATGATGCTATTTATGGCCAGGACGAGTCCAAGCTACAGATTCTCCAGTTCATCGGTGCTAAGATTGCGAATCCCACCGGACTTGGTTTGAGCCTGCTTCTTGCGGGTCCTCCTGGTATTGGTAAAACCAGTCTCATTAAGAATGGTGTTGCCAAGGCACTCCAGTGGCCTTTCCAGTTCATCAGTCTCGGTGGTGACAGTGATGCCAGCACTTACACGGGTCACCAGCTCGTGTATGAGAGTAGCCATTGTGGCAAGATTGTCAACAGTTTGTGCCAGGCCAAGAGTATGAGCATGGTTCTCATGTTTGACGAGTTGGATAAGATTAGTACCACGGCCAAGGGTGAGGAGGTACAGCATCTTCTTGTACACTTGACCGATCCTGTTCAGAATGGTCAGTTTGAGGACAAGTATCTTGCGGGTATTCCCATTGATCTAAGCCGCGTGATGTTTGCCTTTAGTGCCAATGACCTAGGGCGTATTGACCGTGTTCTCATGGACCGTATGACCGTTATTAACCTCAAGGGCTATGGTCCTAAGGAGAAGCAAGCCATTGCCGAGAACTACTTGCTACCTGTTGCTCTCAATGACGTTGGACTCGCTGAGAAGGTCGGTATCAGCAAAGAGATTATTCACTACATTATCGAGACCTATGCTGGTGAGGAGACAGGTGTGCGCGAACTCAAGCGTGCCATTGAGCAGATTGTACAGAAGGTCAATATGCTCCGCATGTTCAATACCAAGGATCTGCCCTTCCACATCAAGGACTTTGCCCTACCCTTCCAGTTGAAAAAGGAACATGTGGATCTATTTCTCAAGAAGAAGGATGTAGAGGATCAGTCCTTCAAGGCGATGTACACCTAACTTCGTTAGGTCTACATGGGTTCTGGCGAACTGATGTACACCTAACTTCGTTAGGTCTACATGAGGTTCTGGCAAACTGATGTACACCTAACTTCGTTAGGTCTACATGGGTTCTGGCGAACCATTGTTACACATAGTGAAACAATCACTATTATAGATAATTATAATAACAACCTATTTCATTCCTATAAATGTGTTTATTCATATTTTGATTTAAAATATCACATATAAAATATCCATCCGCATTATATAAATCAACATACCACTGTATTTTTTTAATATGATTTTTATGTACAATAAACATTGCTGTATCGATTCTATTAATTTGTATATTATTTCCATATAGTATTGTTCCTTTTTCTTTATTTCTAATTTGATTAAAAGTATAAAAAAAGTCACTCTTTAATGAACTGATAATATACCAAAAATTTGGATGAATTATATTATCATCATCTAAAAAATAGATAAAACCATCCTTCACAAGATTCATACCAAAATTTCTCTGTGAATTTCCACTTATACCAACATCATTACATTCAACTTCAAGTATTTTTGGATTCCCTTCATATAATTTATCATATTTTCTATCTTTTGTAGTATCATATACAATAATCCATTTATGAATTTTATCAAATTGAATACTGTTATATATTATTGGGATACTTTTTTGTCTACAACAGGGGGTTACAATAGTAACATGTGTTTCAAGTGGTAATTTTTCTTCCTGAAATATTCTTTTCATTAATAATTCTAATATTTTTCTATACATTCTACATGTTTTATCATTATGAGTACTCATATCATCAGATAAATAAATTTCTGGAACATTTATTGTATAATTAAGTATATTTTTTGTATTATTGTATGATTTATTTGTGTGAATTGCCAAAATCGTAAAATCCTCATATTTATATGTTTCTTTAATATATTGTTCTATCTTACATAATTCATTATAATTATCATTGTAACGATTACCCATTTCATTATATACATCAGCTTCGCTTGTATATACAAATAAAATTTTGCTCTTATTTTTTAATATATCAAATAGTCGGTTAAACCTTCGCTGAAGTGTTTGAATTGTTTCTTGATATTTTTCATTTAAATCAAAATGGCCAAACCAAACTTTATCATTTGTTCTTATAGTATTTTTTTTTGGAAAAAAATCAGTCGTATCCTGCAAATATTTTAGAATAAGACTGGGTGTTGTCGGAACAGAATCAAACGGAAATGATTGTTTATATAAATTTAATTCTTTCAATATCATTGTGGTGGGACATTTATTTCCGATAGATACAATATAGTTATAATCTTTAACGTTTATACATACACTTGGATATATATAGTCCATATATATCCAAGTATATAAAATATATAATTATATTACGCATATAATACTTTTATCTATAAAACCTCCCTTATAATTTGCTGAAGTTCATCAATACTTTTTTCAAGAATCGTTTTTAATTGCTTCTGATTCGTTTCCATTATTTTAACTTTTTCTTCCGCATCTTCTGCCCGCTTTTTAAAAGCTTCATACACATTCTTTTCTTGTTGTGCCACTTCAAGAAAAGAATGAAGGATGGATGTTTTCTTTGTTAATTCGTTCACGGCATCACGCAGTTGTTGATTCTGCTGTTGTAGCTCCAGTTTTTCTTGTTTCGAGGATTCAATACTCTTTCGTAAATCATCAATCATTTTATTGAGTTTTAGAACCTGTTCGTAAGACATTATTTGTATTATTTGTATTGTTTTTATTCGTTTCAGCAGAGTCAATTTTTGGGCCAAATATTTGATCCTGTTTTGCCCGCTCTGCTAAGAGAGCTTTCATACGATTGTCACATTCTGTTATCCCCACCGTCGGATGCTCCTTTTGTATCTGTTCCGTCTTCATATTCAACCACTTCTTTTTCACACAGGACATGTTCTATATAATACTGAAGTTCTTTCTCTAAACCATCGTATGTACCTGGATTTTGAAGACGATACGAAAAGGGGAAAAAATCCAAATAGTGTTCTGTAATCAAATCTTTTACTTGACTTTCTTCTTGTCCTCTACGAGTAATTCGCATTGTTATAATCTTTTCCGCTTTACAAAATTTTTTTAATGTTTCTAATTCATCTATAAACCTCCAATCAGAAATCACATACTTTCCTCCCTGTATCTCTATTTTCTGCGCCACCTGTTCGGCAAAATATCCTAGATTCTGTTGTTCTTCGCGTATTTCTTGTCCTCGCTTTATAAGAAGTTCTCTCACCGATTTACCACATGGGAGTATCATACGTTTTCCCTCTTGTGTCTTTGTCCATTCAAGAGGAATATCAAACTCTGTTGCTACAATTTCTTTCAGAGAATCGGCAAAGGCCAATTTCGTGAATCCATAGCTCGTTAAAAAATCAGCCACTGTATCTTTTCCCGCTCCTGACCATCCACTAAGTAAGAGTATCATTGTTTTTATAACATAGTTTAAGTTTAGGCGGCAATCTGTATCCATGTACAAACCCCTTTACTATTTTTTGTACTTTTGTATCTATTTCCATCCTTTCCTTTGAGGGTCGCATTACATAATTGATTTGCCGAAAAGGGTGGTGAATTTCTATCTCTATATTTTTCCTGTTTTGAATCTTCTAATAATGATATAAGTATATTTTCAGAAATAGCGGGTATTTTTTGTTCTTTTGCCATCTTTTTATAGAGTTCAAAGCGTTTTTTCGTCTGCCAAAGATTAAGACGAACTCGCAAAATATCTTCTTCGATTGTATAATCTCCATAATTAGGAATACTCGGGAGAGACATGAGATTCTTGGAAAAATAAGCCAATACCACATTTGATGGTATTTTCCATTTTTTTCTTGTAATATGTTTGGTTATATTTACTGCCTCTTTTATCGCTGTTCCCTGGCGCTTTCGTGTCGGCATTGACCTTCCTACTGTAGACGGAAGAACATCATATAGGTGTGTGAACCGAATCGTGGTTCAGGAATCGGGTGAGCTGATTCATCGTCATACATGTGCCATACATTCCATACCGGATTCAAACACTGTGCCGTATAATGTCCACCACCTGCCGACCCATGGTGATCCACCGTTCCAAAGACCTTATATTTCTTGAATTTACTTGACTCCGCACTTTCTTCAGCAAAGATACTTGAGAATTCAAGTTGGCCGCCATCGTATTGTGTAGGTGTATTCTCTTTTGTCCCAAAGGGTGTGAATCGTTTTACCGTTAGAATCAAGACTTTTGGCAGTTTCCACACCCTGATTGTTTTTGTCACCTTGTGTTTGCCTTTACAGCTCTCACAATTATAATCATCAATATCTTCCTCTTGAAATTCCTGTTCGATACACGTCATCCAAGACTCTTGCTTTGGAGAAATCTTTAGCGTATTGAATGTCTCCCAACGTGTCTGAATGCCTTGACAATTATGACACTTGTACTGAATACGATGAAGTCCAAAGATTAAATCCGTCAAGGGTGAATACTGCTTCTCAAAGTTTTCCTCCCATGCTTTCAATGCCTGTTCCTTCATGGGGTCTTCTTGAGGATAATGCGGAAAATCCACCTTTTTTTGTGTCGCCATATACATTTGATCCAGAATCCATGTAAGAAATTCGTGCGCATCCTGGGGTGTTCGCTGTGTAAATACATCATAAATAGTGCCTCGCACAATCTGTTTCAACTGGTCATAGAATCCGCGCGGCATGACATAGGCCGGTCCCGTGCCCGCCCACAAACTCTTGATTAGATCCTTGTATGCGTATAAGAGTTTCGCATGATTATTTTCCTTTTCCGTGATGTGTTCATCGACCGTGCCTTTTGTACAGAACAGGGTCCATTCAGGGCAATGACGAAGTGCTTGAATTGCCGCATTCATGTAGCACGTGTTTCCAAGATTTGCGAGACCTATAATTCCCCGCATTTTAATATCTTTTTTTTCTTCTTGCTTGTCTGTCATATTAGTATGATTGAAAAATTGAACAAACGTTTAGGCATTCAATTTTTTAACGAACCCATAAAGTATAAGATGACAGATTGTTCAATTTGTTGTGACACTTTCACAAAGCAACCTTCCAAAAAGCAAGCCAAATGTCCTTACTGTCCTATTGCCGCTTGCGTAAAATGTACCCAGAAATATCTTCTCGGAACACATGAAGATCCTCATTGTATGGGATGCCGTCGCGGGTGGCCTCGGTCCGTGATGGATACCCTTCTTCTTCGTGGCTGGCTCGATGGAGAATATAAGAAACATCGTGAAAATATTCTTGTTGATCGTGAACGCTCTCGCCTTCCTGCCGCCCAGATTATTATCGAGCAACAGAAAGAGGCCGATGCCCGCGAACCGATACGCGCAAAACTTGCCGATGAACTTGCGACCCTTCGTGTTGCCACATATGCTAAAGAACTTGAACTACAGACAGAGGGAATTCGTATTCACGCTCTAAGGCATGGCCGACCCTTTGGCGATAAGAAAGATGAGGAACGTCGTGTCTTTACCATGCCATGCCCTGCCACCGAATGTCGTGGATTCTTATCTTCAGCCTATAAATG